CTTCAACCTTTCCAGTAATCTGCGCCTTACTATCAGCATGATAAACTAGCAAGGGTTTTTCTTGCTCGTCTATAATCGACCGCTGCATGAATAATAAGCAAGTAGTAAGCAAGGCATAGCCTATTAAAAAGCGTTTCATTCTGTAACCTCCAACAATTCTGGATTTTCGTAAATGTTGCCGATGATTTCACAATAAGTATGTCGTATCCACAAGTCACATCCGTGTTGTTTGGATTCAAGACTATATGCTCCGCCTCGACGTCTTACAACTTCGTAATAAGTTGTATCAACAGAAACATCCTTAGACATTTTGACGATATCCCCCTCAAAGATTTCATTACCGTTCTTGTCTTTGAGTCCTGTTGATTGCATGATACATTCATAGTCATCAAAATGTAACCAATCTTTTTTTTCTTCAATCCAAATAATAGGACAAGTCCAGTTTTCATCATCTGTGTCACAATTTCCTACCATGATTTTATAATTCATTTCGTTTCTGTCGCTATCCCACGCTCTAAATTTTGGTATCATCTTGCACCTCCTTTTCTACATCGTTTTGGAAATAATCTTTGAGTTTCTCCAAAGCAAATTTTTGTCCTTCTTTTATAAATTCTAGATACTCTTCGTCCGATAATATCATTCTTCCACCTCCTCAATCTCAATCCCCTCACAAGAGAAGACCCAGCCGAACCCAGCTTCTTCTAGTTCTTTGCGGGTGTGGTGTAATTTAAAGGAGCTATCTCCACGATCACTACCTGTAAACCAATCATTATAAAAAATATTATATTTTAAAACACGAAATTCATGCCCAAGACCTTTAAACTTCACCCAATACCGCTTTTCTTTCTCGACCTCGTAGCCGTAAATCCAAGCAAGGGCGAATGTTTCAATGTTATCTTTGAATTCTAGCCATGAAGCACATTCTTTGAAGTTATAAGAATAATCCATTGCATGAAATAAATTATATCCGTCTGATTCCTTGCAGTATTCGATTTTGTCAGCGATGTACTGCGGTACTACGACTTTCTGCGGTTCGTCTAGTTGTTCGATTAAACAAATCGCACTTTTCGTAGGAATACCTTCGATGTCAGTACCAAAAATATCCAATCTATAAATTCCAACTTTTTTAAATTCTTGAATCAATTCCTGTTTATTCATTTTTCAATCCCTCCAACTGTTTCTCCAATCTCTTCAGTTCTTTCTTCAGAAATTCACGATGTGCAGTTCTTGCTTGCGCAAATCGTCCGTTGCAATCTTTCGAGTATTTTTCGATTTCCTCTTTGGTTTTCTCAATCGAGTGCTCCAAAGCTTCAATTATTGTTTGTTTGCTATATTCCATAGTTTAACCTGCTTGTTTTTCTAGCCAGTTAAAGAGTAGACCGAATTGTTCTGTCACCAGCTCGTCATCATTGTATTGTTTGCAAATTTCTCCGATAGACGATACAGCCCATTGCCAATAAGCGTCTGTTCCGAATCCCACTTCTTGACTCTTCTGGTTGCTGCGTGCCATCCATTCCGGAATTTGTCTGCTAAAAAAATCAATGTAATCAATCTTCATTCCAATTCCTCAATTTTGATATAGATCCCGACTGTGTCTGCCCAGAACTTTTCTGCGATTTCGCTAGCCACTTGTGCATCATCTTTCCAATATCCAAGTTTCGTCATGCAGTCCTTGAGTAATTTCTGCAAATTATCCGTGTCTGGCTTTGTGGTCTTGTACTGGCCATCATAGCTTTTTTTGACACGAGGGAAGCACCACTTGACTGTTAGTCGAATCGCTCCTTTAATTTTATTCGGAGGGACATGCTGCGCAAGCAAGCTCTCAAATTTCATCCTGGCATTTTTTAAATCAGCCGGCTCATAAAAGATTGGCTTTCCAAATTGGATGTTTACCTTTTTTTGCTGGTGAGTCGTTGTCGGAATTTTTTGCATTGGTAAAAAGAATTCAATAGACATTTTTATAAATGCACTTCCTTTCTTTTTTTAATTTCGCGCTTAGTCCATGTCAGGGGACATGGTTACAGGGTTACAAGGGGCGGATGCATAGCCCCCTTGTTCCTGTTCATGTACCCATGGACCTTCAGGGACATTTCCTAAATATTCTTCTTTCGGAGAAAGAGAATATTCTGTCCCTCATTTTGTCCCTCGGACATTTCGATAAAATATTCGATATGTCCCTCGTTTTTTTACATTTTAGGGACATAAGGACAAATCGAATAATGTCCCTGTGTCCCTAAGGACAAATCGAATAATGTCCTTCGATATGTCTTTCGATGTGTCCTTCGATATGTCCTTGTCCCTATTCATCTATATTTGAGTTTTTCGACACAATTTCCTTGTTTATAATTTCAAATTTTCCGTTGTTTTTTATCCACCTACGGACTGTTTTTTCACTCACTGGCTTCTCTTCCGTAGAGAAATAATCTACCAAACTTTCCAGAGTTACTGGTTCGATACCATCATTCAAAATTCCGATTGCAGTCTCAACTTTCTGAGCTTTATCCTCTTTGGTTTCTTTCTTATCGAAGTTTTTCTTCCACGGAGAATTTTTCCCATTCACATCATCCAATTGAATGTCGGCCAGCACGCCCGTTTTATCAAGCGCGTGTACTGGATAGCTGAACCACATGTTCACTGGCTTGAATTTGGCAAACTCGCGAAGCGTACCTTCTACACGCCACGCAGTCGCTATCTGAATTTGTTTGCGTACTTCTTCAAGTTTGTCCACGTATGGAGCTCGAATCATGACATCATCGATACCTTTTTCAAAGTGCGTTCTCATCTGCGTAGGACTCAATAGATCATCTAGTCCGACATTCTGTTGGTAATAAGCGTTATTTCGTTCTTGTAAAGCCTGTTTGTAAACCTCGCATGTCGCTTGGTTCAAACGCTGCGTCAATAATTCTTCTGACACTTCCAACTCTACTAAGTCGATAAGTGCGTCAGGATCTCGAGCGAATACACCCGAACCACTGGCGCGGTCCATTGATTTCTTACCACCTTGAGAACCTTTTGAATGATGGTGGCAGTAGATAACACTAGAGCCTAGCTCTGTCGCCACCTTATCAAATTGATTGGTGAAGTGCGCCATCTGGTCTGCGCTGTTCTCGTCACCGGTTAAGACCTTGTAAATCGGGTCGATGATGACTGCGATATAGTTCTTTTTCAAAGCTTGACGGATGAGTTTAGGCGCTAGCTTGTCCATCGGTACGGTCTTCCCGCGAAGGTTCCAGATATCGATGTTGTTGATATTTTGCGGAGCCAATCCCATAGCTTGATAGACATCTCGGAAGCGATGTAGGGCAGATGGTCGGTCTAGCTCCAGGTTGACGTACAACACACGTCCTTGGGTGCAATCCCAACCGAGCCACTTCTTGCCTTCAGCGATTGCAATTGACATTTCAATCAAAGCAAATGACTTACCGGCTTTAGACGGCCCAGCAATCAGCATCTTGTGGCCTTGACGAAGAACTCCTTTAATCAATTCGGGAGCCAATTCCGGCAAATTATCCCAGCTGTCTGAAAGAGATTCAGGGTCAGGCAAATCGTCGTTCAAGTTTTCGATGTATTGATACCATTCATCCCAGTCAGCCTTACCAATATTTGTATCTACTAAGAATTGCTTTTGGCTATTTCGGATAAAACCTGGCATGCGTGATAGCCTACTTGGGTTTCGGTTCTGCGTATCGACGATGATTCCGTTCTTTTGACAAATCTTATAAAGATAGTCAACACGATTGCGATACTCTTCATAATTCTTAGCATCTACCTTAACGATAGCATGCAGCGACTTATTCCCACTGTGAACCAAAGCGACAATCGGCAGTTCAAGTTCTTTATAGATTGCGTTTTGTTTATCAATTGGCATGTTGTCAGATTCAACCAGGGCATATCTGAAATCTGTCACGTTTTCATTTTTAGCGCCTTTTCCATCCATAGGGTTGAAGCGAACCCATGCACCGGCTTCTTCGTGGTAGTCACCAAGGACTGCTCCGATATCGCCATTACATTTACTAAGAGCTTCAATCAATTGCCCGGCAGTCCGGTCATAGGCTCCTTTAGTTGGCAGCCATTTTTCAATTTCGCCCGTTTCGTCGTTTACTTTTGGATAACTTTCCGTGACATATCCGACATTTTCGCTAGCTTCAAAAAGCGTTTCAAGATATTTGATAATTTCTTGAACCGGATTCCAAATTGTAGGCTCGTGGATTTCCTTTCCTTCAATCCAATCTTTATCAATAACGCGATAGTCACGGTCGATTGTATCTGTCCAACCTAATTCATGAGCATTCTCACCGTCATAGCCAGATTGAGATACCCAACCATTTTCTTTCGCTAGTTGGGTAATCGTTGCACCAGTCACGATAGTCCCAGCTTCTTCGTTGAAAGTATCCCATTTCTTGAAGCATTCAAACTTCTTATACCGGCTATCATTTTGCGACCAGTTGTCCCAGTCGGATGCCGTGTAACCTTCGTGTTTTAAGGCCATACCTATGTTGACCCATGTCTGGTAGTCTACCGTGGCAGGATTGATGTAATCCAGCAACGGCAATAAGTTAAAATCATTCTCTGCCACTGTTTTCTCCTTCTTTAATTTGGCACATATTCAGACGGTCGCACGCCTGTAGGCAATCTCCATCCATTAGCAGCGATACGATCAATCATGTTTCTAGCGTGGTCAAATTGCCACATGCCCACATCTTTGAAACCACGACCTTCCAGGAAGCGAATCTGTTTTGGTGTGGTCAAGCCTTCTGATTGTCGCTTGTGCAATCTGTCTAACAAGAGATTGGCTTTGCCTGCATTTCCTACTTCGTCAGTAAAGATGCCGTATTTTTCAAGTGCTTTGATTTGTTTGTCGCTAGGAGGTGACATCTCCCATCCAAAGTTTGGCACGTAGTTCGACAAGTCTTCGGCATGGATAGACATTTCAAATTGCAATGGATCTACTAATTTTCGCTTACGTTTACGCATTTCTTCCAATTGTTTAGCTAAGGCTTCCTCACGTTGAGCGACTACGTCTTCCGCTGCCTTAACTTCCATATCTTCAAGATCAAGCATGACGCCTGTTTGCTCTTCCATGTTCTCAACCATTTTCTGAGCGACTTCTGGTGTCTCACAAATCAAGTGAGCTGGCCGGCATAGTTCGTGGCGTTCAGTGTGCCAGAGGAAGTCAAGCAAAAGCAGTTCTTCTTTCCCTGGATGCAATCGAGTACCACGCCCAACCATCTGGCTATACAAGGCACGTACCTTAGTAGGTCTTAACACGACCACGCAATCTACTGACGGGCAGTCCCAACCTTCTGTCAATAACATCGAATTGCAAAGCACGTTGTAGCGGTCTTTCTCAAAATCTTCCAGAATCTCTGCACGATCCTTGGACTCTCCGTTGACTTCAGCAGCACGAAAACCTTTTGCATTTAGGATGTCGCGAAACTTCTGCGAGGTCTTTACCAAAGGTAAGAACACGACTGTCTTTCGGTCTGCACATTGTTTGACCATTTCGTCTGCTATCTGTTCCAGATATGGGTCCAGTGCCGTCCCAACATCACTAGCCTTGAAATCACCCGCTGACATGCTGACATTTGATAAATCCAAGCTAAGCGGAATTGTCAAAGCTTTGATTTTTGATAGGTACCCCTCTTGAATAGCCTGGACCAGTGAATACTCATAAGCTAAGCTATCGAAGTAAGAGCCAAGATTCTTCATATCTCCACGGTCAGGCGTTGCAGTCACTCCCAAGACGTTCGACTGTCCAAAATAACCAAGTACACGTTGATAACCATCTGAAATAGCGTGGTGTGCTTCGTCGACTACAATCGTATCGAACCAATCAGGAGGAAATTGACTAAGTCGCTTCTCTCTCTGCATAGTCTGGACTGATCCAACGATAACTCGATACCATGAACCGATAGAGGTATTCTCAGCTTTTTCTAAGGCTGTGCCAAGACCTGTCGCAGTCTTGAGCTTGTCGCTAGCCTGCTCCAAAAGTTCCGACCTATGAGCAAGGACAAGCACACGCTTGCCCTCTTTCACTTGGTCTTCAATGATTTTGGAGAAGACGATTGTCTTCCCACAACCAGTAGGTAATACTAAGAGCGTGCGCTTGCGACCTTTAGCCCATTCAGCTTGAACAGCTTCCCGTGCTTCCTGTTGATAAGGTCTTAATTGCATCCCTTACCTCCTAAAATTGACCAGCTTGATATCCAGCTTGTCCCTGTGGTTGCCCAAAATTCTGCTGCGGTTGTTGGTAGCTTGCTTGTGTAGTTTGTCCTGGCTGTTGATTTAGCACTTTTGTATAGTCCACATCTTCAGCATAGATCATACCATTGACTTCGTTGTACTTGTTGCCGTTGTACTCACGAACTCCTACTTTACATACGCCGGTTCTTCCTACAATTGCATTCCAATCCATACGCAATGGTTCACCTTTACGTTTTTGGCCAATAGCACCAAAGAACGCTGACAACATACCTTCTGTTGAGCTATGCAAGAATAAGTTATGCTTGAGTTCTTTTTCGCCTTCATTTGCTACGATTTGGATGTGGACGGTTGCTTTATTACATGCTGGCAATTTACCAGGGTTCTGTGGATTTGGTGTGTGACGTCCACGCTCGTAGCTCTTAACTGTGAAAGTGTATAGACCTTCAGGCAGCAATGTGAATTCGGCGTCTTTTTGGATAGTGTCGTTCCAGTCGTATTCGCGGTCAAAGTTGTTAAATTGTTGTTGTGTCATGTTGTTTTTCCTCTAATTTCTAAAATTTTTATTGTATTTTGCTATAATTTCTAATTCCCAAAACTTACATGGTAAAGGGTAATTCGGGATCTGCTCGAACCTGGTTTTGAATAACTTCCATAGTAGCCTGCCAGTGAGAGACAATCATATCCCAATAATCAGGCGGGAAGTTTTCAATCGGAGTCCCTAGCGGGAAGTGTCCACGGATGTATGCGACTTTTTGAAGTTCTTCTTCTGTCACATTATTTTGAGACATGAGGTCAGTCAAACTCTTTGGTAAGCTTGCATGATATTGTGCGGGCGCCGCTTGTTGTTCGACGGGAGCTTCATTTTGAGGCGTTTCACCAACCGTAGACATATCGAGAGGTAATTCCTCTTGGATTGGCTCTGGGGCTTGTGGTGCAGTTTGCTGAGGTTTTGGAGCAACTACATGAAGTTGTTCAACCTGTGGTTGTGGTGCCTGTTGTTGACCAACAAAGATATGAGCAATTCCTGCGTAATTGAATGGCATTTCATCTGGTAATCCGTGACGATTTTTGGCATCCCAAGCCGGTCGATGATTGGTATACATCATACGTTCACCGCCATGGGCTTTCTTTTTATTGTTGTCGGTCGTCATGACTAAGGTTTTGTAATTTGCAAACAGAACCATGTCTGCCCATTCTTTGACAAGCGGTGCCGTTTTAGAACCTGTCTTTTGGCCAAGTTTCAATTCGTAACGGTCATAGGATCCCATCTCGTCCGGTTGTTCAAACTTTTTGATTTGAGCGTGTGCAGTCAATACTACATTGATACCCATATCAACTAGATCAGATAAGGCATTTAAGAAACGCCCCATTTCTTCCTGGACATAGGTATACCCCTTGCCCCATCCGAAATCTTCAATCCCTTGTTTTCCATGTTGCGAACATACGTGAGCTACTGCCAATTGTTCTGCCCAGTCGACTGTGTCAACAATGAGTGTTTTGCATTCTGTTGGGTTTGCCTTGATAAAAGCAATCTCATTGACTAACATGGTCCAGCTTGTCGGCTTGTCAAGTCGTGCCACATCCATGTTATCTGTTGAACCTTCCGTGTCGATAAAGACGGGATCTGGGAATTGACTCGCAAAGCTAGATTTCCCAATCCCTTCCGGTCCGTAGATAACTACCTTTTGAGCTCGCGCCCGTTTTCCTCTAGTAATCTGCATGTTTTAGTCCTCCGTGTTGTCGTCGTCCGAAAAGAGTCCATGAATAATATTCACTAGATGTCTGCGTTTCGCTTCTTCAATATCTTCGGTTAATTCTTCCGGTTCTTTACCATCAAGTGTTTTTAATGTGTACTCTGCTTCGACGACTAAAATTTCACAATCGAGCGCGTTTGCTAATTTTTCAAAGTCTTCTTTTTGGTCTTCGATTGCCTTGAGTTCATTTTTTGCAGCGCGTCTAAGATCATCTGTATATTCAACAGAATAAGCAAATGTTCCTTTTTTGCTTTTATAGTTGTTTACAAAATTTCCTATTTCTTTATGTCTTAATACTGCGAATTTGTCTGTGTGTTTCATGATATTTCCTTCTTTCTTTAATTAAAATCCGTTTTGCCAAGTTGGCGCGACTGTTTCTTGTGCGCCATTTGTTGCCCCGTTTAAAAGCCCGTTTTCAAAACTTTCGGGTTTTATACTGTAACCGTCTTCGATAATAACTGAGCACTCTCCGCCCGTTGAAACTCTTGTCGCAATAGCTTGTAAACCTTCTTTTTCAAGCCATGCTCCGAATTCCGTGAGTGTGATCTGGTCCATCTGCTCGAGCTTGTCAATAAGGACAAACCCACAATCAGGCTTCAATTTACGAACGATAGCCGTCGCGACTTGTAATTGTTGCGAACCGCTCATATTGTCCCAGCGTTGACCGAGGTATAAGAGTTCGCCATCATCCACGGATAAGCCGGGGAGTGGTAAGTCTGCGTTCGTGAGCAAGTCTGTCTTCTGCTTGCGGATGTCAGCAATCACATTATCCAATTCCTTGTATTGCTCACGATAACCCTTAGCATCTTCTTCGGCTTTATCCTTGTCCAGATTAGCACGAACTTTACGATTGATTTCGTCAATCTCTGCGATGTTGTTTTCGATTTCTTCAGTAGATTCATCGATAAGGTCCATGGCATCTGTATTCGCGATAGCCAAGTCTTGAGCCAACTGACTTTCTTTTTCTTTGGCATCGGCCAGCAGTTGTTCTAGTCTTTCTACTTCTGCAGCTGCTGAGTTGTGTTGATTTTGGATAGATACCAAGTTCTGGCGCTTACGGGCATTCTCCCCATTTTTTGCAAGGATAGCTTGTTGTTGTTGGATAAGCTCAGCAATAGAGATCAGCTCTTTCGGAGCGTCGGGGTAGTATGGTTGCTCTTTGGCGAACTTCTCCTTTTGGTCAGCAATCACACCGATTGCATGGCGTTCGTCATACTTGGCTTTTTCCTGCATTTCCAATTCAACCAACTGCGGACCAACTCCGATGATTTGCAGTAAAGTTTTTGCTTTTTCTTTGCTAGTTTGCTCCATGAATTTTGGCAAGTTGATGGCCAACTCTTCTACGAAGCTATCAAGCAAGTTTTGACCAGCCTTGTTGCCACTTGGGTCAATGACCTTGAGGGTGCTATTCTTACCGCTGCGCTCCACAATCAAGCCATTTGATAGCGTGATTTTTAAGCTAGGTGGGATTGTACTTCCTTCGCGTTGTGCTTGGCTAGGTTTGTACTTATTACCTCCTAGCACCCAAGCAATCGCGTCTAGTACGCTTGTTTTACCTTGGTTGTTATTTCCGCCGACAATTGTCAAACCAGTCGCTGACGGCTCTAATCTGACCGCTTTAACGCGCTTGACATTTTCAATTTCCAGTTTGTTGATTGTTACCATTTTTTACTCCCGTTGTTTTATTTTTCTAGTTAATTTTGTGATACCTGCTCCGAGCTTTGTCAATTCAGGATCTGAGCTAAAGTAATCGTTATGATTCATGCGAATGAGTTCCTCTCGCGATAGAAGAACGAGGTTAGAGATATCATAGTTGGTTTTATCTCCGTCCAGAAAACAAACCGAATGACCTTCTGGGATTGGCCCAAAATTATCTTCCCAAACTTTACGATGTTTCAATACCCATTTATTAGGCTCCCCGATTTTTTCTTTTGGGTAGCCATCTGTTGTATAGTTGATTGTTCCGACGGGGACATAATTCGGCGGCTTGCTACCTTTTTGAAATTGCCCACTGTTCCTTGGCATATTAGGGTATTTCTTGCCCTTATTATGAGGGGTTCGACCTTTCTCAAATCTTCCCGTCAACCCGCTATAAAGATTATTATTTCTTCTATAGCTTCTTATCTGGCTACTAGTTAGCGACAATCCAAATTTTTCGTTCATTTCATCAGCCATTGCCTGGGCCGACTTGCCTTGTTGATTGTTTAAAAAATAATCATGCTGCTTCTTATTCAGTAATTTATTTCGAAATGCCGTATTTCCAACAAACAATCCTAGACGTCCACGAACACCGCCTATTTGAGCTTTTGTGTAGTTCGTTCCGAATTTCTCATTTAGTAGCCTAGTTACTTCTGGAGTTAATCGACCAGGGCAAATCTCATGCATGTATTCGGTGTATTCATCCTTCCAGCAAAGCGATTGGGGCATTGACTTCACCTACCTTATCCTTGAACTTCTCAGCATCCAGGGCGAGCTGTCCTGCTTGTAAGATTTGGCCTGAAATAGCGACCATCTGTTTAGAACGCTGCAGCTCAATCTTCAATTCATCTGACGTAAGATCCCTATCGTCCAATGTTTCCAATTGAGCAAAGAGCGTATTTGTTAAATCTGTTAATTTATTTCGTACCATTTCATGCTCCTTGCTTTTGTTTCTTCGATAAACCGACAGGTGGTTGTACATCGTATGTAAATTGTCTGTCACAATTACGAATGTTTTGGCGGGCGATATTATTGAACTGGTTTCTACCTTGTTGGTAGACTTCAATAATTGCTTGATCTAACTTTTCTTGTTCTTTCGCTTGTTTTTGTCGTTTTTGCTCTTTGTTTTCAATGAACATCAATGCCACAAACAAGCAAATAAAGGTTGTTGCAAATCCGAGTAGTTGGCTTATGATATTTGGTTCTGTCATTCTCTATACCTCCAAAAGTTGTTCTAGTTTTTCAATACGCTGATACAAGATTTCATTTTCAACACACTTGTCATGGTATCGTTGGTTGACTTCTTTTAGCTGCTCTTTCAAGTCTATGTTTTCTCTATTTGTATCCAACGCAACCAATCGCCAGTCGGTGTTGACTTCGATTTTTGTTGTGTTGAAAAACCATTTTGTGATTTTGTCTAGTAATTTCATGTAATTTCTCCTATATTGCAGTTTTCTGCCAGTTTTCGTGATACCATTCAATCACGGCATCCCTTGGATATTTCTCGCGCTTGCCCTCAATTCGTGGAAAGTCTGCGTGTCGGTTAAAACGCTCGTCGAATGTCGTCGTGTCCTTGGTCCCAAGTAACATCTCTGAGCATTGCGACTTGTTCAGTTCCATTGGATAGCGCCTTCTCTCATCGGTCACAATCGTCATGACTTTTAGTGTTCTATCCATCAATCCAGCTTCAAACTGGTCTAACATTTGAATCATTAGATCATTCATGATATAATCCTCTTGTAAATAATTTTGTCGAGTGCCTGATTGCCGTCAGGTACTTTTTTATTTAGAAATCTTACTTTCCATTGCCCTGAGTTCTATCTCATGGCTAACTTGTTTTAATAGCTTCTCACACGCTATTTTAGCTTCTCTGTATGTTGCATTTTCACTGATAAAGTAATCAGCTAGTTCTATGATTTTATCTTCCATTCACCCTCCTATATCAGTCTTAAGACCGATGTGATTCCTCCTTGATTTGATATAATAACTTTTGACTAGGACCTCTCACTGTTTTAGTCAAAATTTCAATAGAAAGGAGCGGTCTCATGTCAAAGACTCCAATAAAACCTGGAACAGATAATCAACCTGCAGGAACTTATGTCGAAAAAGGTCCTCGTGGCGGTAATGTATCTGGTGGTCGTGTCGTTCATATCGATAAAGGCGACAGATTACCACCAACTCAAAAACCAGGTAATGGTTGGGTTAAACAATAATCCAATCACTCTACGCATCTAAACAGATGCGTTTTTTTGATAAACAAAAACTTTTTCCTAATATATCGACTTGAAGCCATGCTTCAGCATAATATCGTCCTTTTTCTTTGTACTTTGTAATATAATGGTGTATCATTTTTCTACTCCTTTTTTTCAAAAGTTATTTCAGACCAACTTAACAAGTAAAGTGATTTTTAATTCAGAAAATCTTGTCGTTGACTCTAGACTTTTCAATTCATAATTTTTGACCCCTGTCAATTCCTTGGAGTCCAAAATCAATTTATTGTCACGTAAGGACAAGCTGCTTAATCGTGGCCTTCCTTTGCTTTTCTTAGCAGCATACGGCCAATGTTTTGGTCTTGGCATATATCTCCTTTCTACTTTTGTCTTTTGTCGCACTTATGCGACTGTTTCGCTAAAAAAAATGGCCATAGCTTCATCTTTTGAAAGATTGAGAGCCGATACAATCAAGTTCACTTCTTTAATCGAGAAGTTGCCATTTTGCTTCATCTTGCGGTAAAACGTGCTTTTATCAATACCAATAGTGGTTGCAAGTTCTTCTTGTGTAGTATTGCGTTCCACAATTTTACCCTTTAACTTAGAAACATTTACCATATGTTCTCCTTTCTATTTTTGTCGCAGTTGTGCGACTTGTTGAATTAAGTATAACACCTTAAAAAGTAAATGTCAACAAAAAAATCGCATTTTTGAAACTTTTTTTATTGCATTTTTGAAACTAAAGGTGTAAAATTAAGGTGTAGTATATAGGAGGCAATTATCATGAACGTTGGTGAAAAAATTAAATTAAGAAGAAAAGAATTAAAAATATCTGCTGACGAACTAGCTGATGCAGTCGGCGTTTCACGTTCCACTATATTTCGTTACGAAAAAGGAGATATTGAGAAGGTAGGTCCGGAAGTTTTAAAGAAGATCGCTGATAAGTTGTATATTTCTCCGGCTGAACTTATGGGTTGGAGTGATGAAGCTTCAGTAGAACCGAAAACATATACAGATTTAGACCTACGAAAAATGGCTGAGAATGCTAAAACGTTTGATGGCAAACCATTGAACGAGGAAGATATCGAAGCTATACAGAATATAATTCAAATATATTTGAGTGGTAGAAAATGAGTATCAATGAAATTTGTGCTAAATATGGCGTGCGTGTTGAATACTTTGATAAGGACATCTGGAACAGGAATGGGATTTATATCGATGAAATCAAAGTAGTATTCGTCAGCAAAGACCTTAGCCCAGATAAGCAAAAGCAAGTAATTCTTCATGAACTTGGTCACATAGACCACACTGAGAATGAATACCAAAACGCACTTATAAGATGCGAAAACGAAGCTAACAGGAATATGATACATCATCTCTTAGTGGATGCATTAGAAGAATTAGATGATCCGTCAGATTTTAATTATCTTGACTTCATGAAATTTTATAATTTAAAAACCACTACTGATGAAGTAATGGTCATGGAAGAGTATCAAAGTTTACTTAAAAATTTTATTGGAGGTTAATATGAAATTTTGTCCAGAATGTGGCAACCCAGTAGAGGGCTATAAATTTTGTCCGAATTGCGGTTACTCCGTCTCTAACCAAGAACCGACTGAACAACCTCAGCCAGTCGATAAACCTGCTTCTCCATCTCCTGCTCCACGAAGCAGAAAAACGGACAAAGTCGGACCACTTGAGATTGATAGATATAATCGTACCTATCGTATTCATGGAGCTCAAAAAGCAAAAGGCTCTTCTGGATTGGTCGGAGG